AGAATAACTATGTGGAGCAGATTGGTCTACACCTGCATTTTCATATAACTTTACTAAAGAACCTGCCTGTGGAGTAGAACTACTACCAGACAAAGGCGCTTCAGCATTTGAGCTTCTACCTGCTTCTGTGTTTATTTGACTTGCTTTTATTTCTCCTGAACTTGGTAATGCCATTATTTACAATTACATTTATTATTTTCTAATCTTTCTACTTTAGTAGTTAACTCTTTTATAGCTTCAATTAATATACCTGTTATATTTCCATAAGCTACAGATTTCATTCCTTTATCATCTTCTCTTACTACTTCAGGCAATATCTTTTCTATTTCTTGCGCTATAACACCTATAGATTTTTTATCTTCTCCTATTTTATTAAATTCAACACCTCTTAATTGATTTACTTTTTCTAAAGAATTGTCTATTGTTTTTATATTTTCTTTTACTCTTTTATCTGAATAAGCTATAACATCACCAGTAGCTCTAATAGTACCATCTACGTCTAATTTATAAGAAGGGGATGTATCTCCGATTCCGACGTCACCGTTGGAGGCAATACGCATTCTTTCTCCATATGCACCAGCATTTCTTGTTTGAATAACAAAATGTGCAGAATTTGCATTACCTGCTTGAACTGCTGCTAAATTTACTACGCCAGTTGTGCTACCTTGATAACCTGTTGCTCTTAAGCTAATAACAGATGCTTGACTATTTATATTACTTGTATTAGATGTTTGAGAAATTATAGTAGCCGTATTAAGAGCAGTTGAACTATAAGTGTTAGTGTCTGTAAGTTCAACATCTAATTTTGCATCTGGAGATGTTTCATTAATTCCTACATTTCCAGAACTGTCTATACGCATTCTTTCTGTGTTAGTTCCATTAGAAGGTGCTGTTCTAAATACTAAATTACCATCTCCATTAAAACTTGTAGAAGTTCCTACAACAGATGCCCTGATTCCACTTGCACTTGTTGAACTATCATTACTAATAAAATTTAAACTACCCCAGTCCGTACCATTTACAGCAGTTGTTGTATTTTCTAAATTTAAAACACCACCACCAGATGCAGTAGGTGCTTTTATAGTAACATTTCCAGAACTATCTATACGCATTCTTTCTGTATTGTTAACTTGAAACCACATATAATCTCCATCGTGAACATACCTAATAGAACCTTCAACTGTATCTTCTGGGTCACCAAACAATATACCTTGTTCTTGTAAGTTGCCAGAAATAAATTGAATATAACTTGGTGAATCACCTCTTGCTATTTGTAATTTAGAATTACCATTAAACACAGTTTGTTCAGTTCCTATTCTTACGTTTCCAGAACTGTCTATACGCATTTTTTCAACAACACCATCAGAACCTTTTCTTGTCCCAAATGACATATAAGAGTTTCTATCTCCTGCTGCATCCCAAGCTTGTTCTTTTCCAACTATAATTTCTCCAGCATCGTTTTGACCAGCAACATAACTTCTGTAATGTCTAAACCTTATCTCTGAAGTTTCTGTACCAGCATCTGTAGTATTTGTGTTATCTATAACTAACTGGACACTATTAGAATCACTTTCCGATAAATTTAAAAGATGAGTAGGACTCGTAGTCCCGATTCCTACGTTGCCGTTATTAAAGTAAGAAGTTCCATTACCTCTAACAGAAAACAGTTCAGTTCCATCTTCCTTTCTTATAAGCAATGGTGCGTGACCTGAAGTACTACCTGCGGTAACTACAACACCACTACTATCACCAGTATTTTCAAACCAACCTGCCCACCCTGCTGTAGAACGTATGCTTCTAATTCCATCACCAGAAACATCTAGTTTAAAACTTGGCGAAGTAGTTCCGATTCCTACGTTTCCAGCACTATCTATACGCATTCTTTCTGTAATTGTTGAACCTGTTAAAAATGTTATATAACCAGTTCCACCTGTGATAAGCGTTGCATTGCCCCCTTGTCCTGTGTATTCATTTCCGTATAATTGTAATTGGGCTCCCCTTGAAGGACTTGCTTCTCCACCACCTGCTAAAATCATTCTTTGATTATCAGCAGCATCAGAAGTATTAGTTCCTATAAAGTTATAAGTTGACCTATTTAATAAGATTTTCCCAGAACTGTCTATACGCATTCTTTCTAAAACATCCCCACCTGACCTTGTATGAAATTGTAAATTTCCATTAGTACTGGAATTATCATTTTCACATAATATTTTTCCTAAACTTGCATAAGTTGTACTTCTAAAAGAAATCCCATCTGTGCCATTGTCAGCAAAACCAATAGTTATTTTTTGATTAGGCGTATCAGTTCCTATTCCTACGTTGCCTGCATTGTTGATTCTCATTGCCTCCTGTAAATCTACAGTTCTACTTTGCTGAAAAGTAGAAAAAGCCATTCCTGCTGCTGCTCCATTTGTGCTTTCCGTTACACTTGCTATTCTACCTCCAACATTACCTGTATTATTTACAGAGCCATCGTTAGAGCCAAAATCAAGTTGTGAATTTATTTCATTAACAGAAGTAACTGGATTTAATCCACCTTCTACTTTTATAACACCTGTAACACCATTTGCTGCTTTTACGTGCAATAAAGTTTCAGGCAAAGTAGTTCCAATTCCTACGTTGCCGCCGTTGAAATATGAATTACCTGAAGATTGTATTAAATTTGCTATTACTCCAGCATTAGTTACTGTGGAAATTACTCCATCATTAGCACTGTCTGCATAAAACCTATGAGTTTCGTTTCCAGCATTGTTTTGAAATGAAACTAAATCAATATTACCAGGCGAACCACCCTTTACAACTAAAGCGTCCCCTGGACTAGCCGTTCCTATTCCAACTTGACCAGCACTATCAATACGCATTCTTTCTACGTCAAGACCAGTTACACCATTTGAAGTAGAAAAAGTTAAATTAGTATCTATTCCATAAATTCCCTGTTCTTTTGCTCTAATTGCTGCTCTAATACCTTCTCCAAGACCTGAAGTATCTTTACCATAAAACTCTAATGAACCAAAATTATCACCATCAACCCAAGTTCCGTTCTTAGTAGAAGTTATTCTTAATTTTGCATCATAATCTTTTGAAATATCAAGTATAGTACTAGGAGTTGTTGTTCCTATTCCTACGTTACCGCTGGAGTTAATACGCATTCTTTCTGACATTACAGTATTGTAAGGAGCAGTTGAAAAAACTAATGCTCCATTTCCTGCTGCTCCTGTATGTTCGTTTTGTGCTTTTATTTGAGCAACGGTATGCGCACCTATTCCTGTGGCATCGCCTGTAAACCATTGCATACCTCCATAATCTTGACCTGCTGCCCAACTCGAACTACTTCCTGAATCTGTAAATTCTATATATTCAGGATGTGAACTTACAGCATTAGTTTCAATACACAGTTTTTGTTGTGGCGAAGTCGTTCCTATACCTACGTTGCCGCCGTTGAAATATGAATTACTATTTGCATTAATTTGCACTTTTTGAACACCAGCACTTGATAAAGATAATTGCCCATTATCATTAGTAGCAGATGTACCACTAATCCACCCAACATTATTAGTTCCATTTCCAAAAACAATACCCTGATATTGTGTAGATGAAACAACATTTAATTTTGCATAATTTGAAGGCGAATCAGTTCCTATTCCTACTTTTCCTGAAAAAGTTGAGTTTCCTACAACGTTTAAATCATTTCTTAAATCAACATCACCATAGACTGTTAAATCTGTTAAATTACCATTATCAAAATTTGTTGAGTCACCAATTCTAACAAGAGGAAAAAAAGCGTCCATATATAAAACATCTCCTGTAACACCACCTCCCCAATTACCTTCGAAAAAATACTCATTGTTTTTTAATAAAAACCCATTAGTCGAAAACGAACTACCCCCAGAACCCCTTAACCTTAATCCATCAGTATCGCCAGTAATTATACCTCTTAAATCTTCATTTACATCGTTAATTGATATTCCTCTTTCTATAAGAACTCCAGTGCCATTAGAAGTTGTAGTGCTAAGTTTTTTAACATTATTATGATATAATTCAGCAGTATTTGAATTGACTTTAATAATAGTATCATCATCGCTATTTGTTAACCTTATATCATCTAAATTCCCTTTAATAAAACCTGTTGTTCCGTCACTATATATCTGTAAGTCAGAATCGTCACCAAAATTTATTTTTTGGTCATCTGCCATTATAATATCATTAGCACCTGATGTATTGCCGTTTGCTAATACTTCTGAAAGCTCATTATTAGCACTTACTTGTGTATCAACGTACGCTTTAGTAGCAGCATCTTGAGCAGCACTTGGGTCAGTTAATCCTGATATTATTCCTGAAACTGTAATTCCAGTTGAAGTTGTTGTTAATACATTAGCACCTCCGTAATTAAGCTTTACCCTAGAATCTGTAGCATTATATAAATCTAATTCTATATATTTTTGTGAACCATCACTTTTAGTTAAGTACATATAAGTACCTTGTAAATACAAAGCTCCTGTTCCATCTTCTGTAATATAACTATTACTGCCGTTGTGATGTATTTCTAATTCTCCATCAGTACCATATATTGATTTACTTGTGTCTGTAAAAGTTATATCATCTCCTGCACTTACTGCTAAATCCGTTCCTCCTGTAGTATTTCCATTAGCAAGTATTTCTTCTAAAGTATCTTGACCTTCTACGGCTGCATCTACATAACCTTTAGAAGCTGCGTGAGTATCTGCTGTTGGAGTTTCTGGTATAGTTACTTGACCTACAAAACTTGCACTTCCAGTAGAAATAATATGACCTAAAGATGATATTCTAAACGCTTCATCTCCATTATAATTTGTATGTAATAAAGCAGGTTCATCTCCATTATTATCGCCTGTATGTATTTCTAGACCACCAGTATCATTGCCTGCTGATGAATCTATTTTTGCTATAATGCGAGAGCCATTAGGTTCAGCAGATGTTGGTGTTCCTGTTGTAACAATAAAGTTAGAATTAACATTTACATCACCACTAAAAGTACCTGTAGTACCTGAAATAGTACCTCCTGTTACGTTACCTGTAATATTACCTGTTACGTTACCAGTAAGATTACCTGTAACATTACCTTCTAAATTAGCAACTAAACTAGCTACTGCATATCCTGTTCCACTTGTGTTTACTGTTGTAGTAGGTTCAACTTCTAATCCCTTAAATAATCTGTATTTACCTGTTAGAGCTTCTCTAAACAGTCCTGAGTATAGTGTAGTATCAGAAGGATGATATTTGCCATAAAAACCTATGTCAACTGCGTCTGTAGAAGTGTTGTTGTTTGCTAATACAATTAAAGGGTCTTTAACTGTTAATGTATCTGTTCCTACTGTTGTAGTGCTTCCTTCTACTACTAAATTTCCGATTACTGTTAGATTGCTACCTATTTTAGCATCTCCAAAAACGTGAAGGTTTAATCCTGATTCTGGTGTTACACCTATTCCTATTTGTGTTGTTGATACAAACATAGGAGAGTTGTTACCAAAACCATCAGTTAGTTGTTTTGCACTAACTGTTATATTTCCATTATCAGAAAACTTTACAAGTGACTGATAAGTATTTTTTATTTTATTTCCTGAAAGTGTAGCCATCTTTATTTAGTTTTTGTAAGAAAGTATCTAACTTAGCCACATTACTTTCTTTAGGTTTATATGTTTTTATTTTTTTACTCTTCATTAAAGTACCCAAGAATTGAAATTAACATCTTTATCAGGGTACATATCTCCATTTGTAGAAGATACATATTCTGGATATAGTGTACTGTTATAGTCCATGTAATCCACAAATCTTCTAGTATAGAATTCTGCTGTTTCTGTAACTTTAGCTAACATCATTCTCATTTCTTCTAATGAAATAGTTTCTGAGTTTTCACTTCTATGTTTAAATACACCTCCATTGCTAATCTGATACATAGCAAAAGGAAGGTAAGAGCTTTGCGTGAACCAAGTAAGCATAGGTTTTACATAATCATCTAGTAATAACTTATAATCAGAATTACCAGCATCATCTATAGTACCTGCTAATATCAAAGCTTGTAGTTTTTTATAGAGTAATCCTCCTAAATAGTTTTGAATGTGTGTATCTTGAGCTACTTCAATAAACTGTATTAGTTTATCAGCATCTACATTTCCATCTATTATAGATTTTCTTTTTAAATCATTTATTGTTATAAAGAGTGCTTTCTGTGCCATAATTATTTAGTTTTTGGATAAGCACCTCTGTTTGGCATATCTACTGGTCTAACTTCGACTTCTTGAGGATTATTTGGTTCCTTAAATCCGTCTTGTACAGCATCTGAAGCTTCAACTTCGGTATTTGGTGTTACTTTCTTTTTATATACTCTTCTCTCCCAGAAGTGATGACAATTTTTACCTCCTTTGAACTTAAACAGGTTGTATTTACTCTTGTTATGCCCTAATTCACTGTTTAATCCTTTAAAAGACATAAGGGTAATGTCTTCTTTTCTAAACACTAAGTTTTTACTTGTAAGAGACTCCATTTGTTTACAGAATACTCTACTTTTATCAGAGTTTCTTACTGGACCATAAGAATATCTTATTTTATATCCAGAATTATCTTGACTTGACTTCTTATTAGATTTAGCATCATCTTCTGATACACTTAGTTTAGTTAAATCAAACTCTTCATTATCATTACCTACTGCTTCACTATGTATAAGTTCCCATTCATCAGAAACAGCCTCTCCTAATACTTCTAGTTGATTATACAAATCATCTGCACCTTCATCTGATAAATCTAGTTCTTCTTGTGAACTTAACTTTTCTCCTGTTTCTTCTTCTCTTTTAACTTTAGTAGAAATGTTTTCTAATTCTGTAAATTCTATTGGTTGTAGAGTTACAAAGTATAAGCTTAAGTATATTTTATTAAATGCAAGTATTTCATCTAAACCATCTATAATATTTTGTTGAAATGGTCTGATAACTATATTATCCATAAGTATAGAAGCAGTTCTAAGTTCTTCTGCATTATTTCCAAACCCTGTATTGTCTTTTATACCTAATAATATAGGAGAAACAATACCATGACCAAGCATTATTTTTTCCCTGCTTTCGTCAGCCAAGAATTGATACTGTGCATGAGCATCTGGTAAGTGAATAGGTTGTAAATCTGCTTGAGTTTCTGTAGACTCATTAAAAGTAAGTATGAATTTACCTGCATTTGAAGAGCCACTAAACTTATCATATATTTTATGCTCAATAAGCTCTTGAGTTTCTTCATTAGGTACTCCATTGTTAAAGTTTATTAATAAAGAAGGTTGTAATCCATTCTTTATATTGTTTATATGATAATTACTTACTTCTTCTTCTAATTCTGCATATTGTAAGCAAGATTGGTAGTCTACTGGAGAATAATAGTAGAATCCTGACCTATATGGTTTAAATACATATATTTCTATAACCTCTTTTTTAGAACCATTACCAAAAGAAGGTATTCTTTTAGGTTTGTCACTAGGACTCATTTCAGACCACTTAGGATGGTAGTAATAAGCTTCTATTTGACCTTTTTTAGCTTTTTCTGCTCTAAGAGTCTCCATAGGAAAGTGTAGCACCTTCACAATGGCTGTTTTTCGCTTGTTATAGACCACTTGAACAGCAGATTGACCTAACATCTTATAATCGTTTACAACACGCCTTAAATCCTTTTGTTTTAAGAGCATTTTCATTTTGGCATACATCTCAGGTTTTATCTCACTGTCTGTAGCTTCTAGTCCTCTGCCATAAATCATATCTACAATACCATTTATACATCTAGCATTTGTAGGGCTGCCTAAGTATTTATCTATAAGTTCATCAAAGTAATCATTGTTATCTCCGTATTGAACCCAGTCTTTTCCGTAGACTTCTTTTATTTCTGGTATTTCATAACCAGATAAATTGACTACTCTAATATTTTTATTTTCCATATTATATTACTATGTATTCGTCTTCAGAACCAGCACCATATTCAGTGTACTTGTTCGTATTTAATGTGTGTATTACTTCATCATTTGTTTGAGAAGTTACATAAGCCTTATCTCTATACCATAAATTACCACCTTTACTGAATTGCAAGTAGTAAGCAGTTTCATCTTTTAATATAGTAGAAGCTAATGATACAGAAACAAAGTTTCCATTGTCAGAAGCTGTAAGGTCTGTTAGTGTTTCGCTTTTGTTTGTTCCGTCTTGTGTTATAGTAAGATTTATACTTGACAAAGACGTTTTGTCTCTAGGGATTATATTAATCGTCTGAGAATCTGTATTTGGAAGTAATCTTATCATAATAAGATAACTGAAAAGTATTGATTTTGTTTTATATAGAAAAAGCCCTAATTAAAGGGCTTTATATCTATTATGTTTAAGAGTGTACTATGTTTAAGAGTTCACAACAGCAAACCCAGCAGTAGCAAGGTCTCCTTCAATAAAATTAGCAGGTAATTTTTCCATTCCTGTTAATGTTAATGTGTATCCACTTAAATCTCCCATAGCGCCACCTGTTACAACAGTTCCTCCTGAAACATCCATTCCATGCTCTAATCCAGCTAAGAAAAGATTTCCGTTATTATCTTTTATGATAACGTGAGGTCTTCCCCAAGAAAGTAATTTTAATTCCTTGTGGTCAGCAACAGTTAGTTTGTGTAAAGTTAGTTCTAGTACTTGCTCAAAAGCAGTTGTTCCATTCTCTCTACTAGATTGAATGTTTTGTGTAAAAGATGAAGTTCCTTTGATATCATATTCGTAGGCATTAGGGTCTGTTCCCCCAATTCCAGATACTGTTTCTATCATTTCATCATTAGGGTCATCATAAGCGATAGTACCTAATGTTCCATAATTAACAAAGTAAACTTTATCTAATCCACCAACGCTGTCTTTACAAGGCTCTGTTCTATATAGTGATAAATTACAAGACATATTATTAGTTTTTTAAAAGTTAGTATTAAAAGGGTGAGTGGTTAAGCCCACCCTTTATTTAATTATTATTAAGCGTTTACTCTGTATACGATATCTCCTCCGATTCCGTATTGTACTCCACTTGTAAACCTCATGATTACTCTTACATTTTGAGAACCATCTAAGTCACCCATATCGATAACTTTTACTTCGTTGTGGTCAGATAAAAGACCTGTTCCAAAGTATAGGTTAGATTTTTCAGCAGCAACAGCAGTGTCATCAGCTAATCCATTAGCAACAAATAGTTTTACACCATCAAAGCTTAATGAACCATTGTTCCACCATTGAGTTCCTTGAGAGTTTGTACCAGCAGCACCTAATCCAGAAGCTCCAAATCCACCTAAGCTTCTTACATAAGCTCTAGCGATGTTTTGAGATACATATACATACATATCTTCTTGTCCGTATAAAGAAGAAGGAATTGCATCTACGATAGAACCTAATTCAGCGATTACGTTAGCAGAAGTAATTGCAGAACCAGTTACATCTATAACATCAGAATCAGCAGCTAATAAAGTAGAGAATCCATCAAATTCACCTGCGTTAGCGTTAACTCCACTCCAGATGTTTTGCTCAGTCTTCTCAGCAACTTTAGCAGCAACGTGAGAGATTAAGAAATCACTAAATTTTGGAGGTAATTTGTCAAATGAAGAATATCCCATTTGTACAGCTTCCCAATCAGAACGGAAGTCTTTTTTACATAGTTCAATATTAACTTGGAACTCTTCTGGTTGAAGGATTCTTTCAGTTAATGTTACTGAACCTGTGTCAGCAAAATCACATGAAGCATTAGCAATAAGTCCACTTGTAGCGACCTTTTTGATTACTTCCTTAAATTTCACATTAGGTTTTACTGAAATTCCACCATTTTCTATAGTAGAACCAGATAATAATGCAGCAGAGATATACTTTCCAGCAAACTCTCCAGCATAAGTACTTGTAATTGAAGTTGTAGTAGCCATTTTTAATTATTTTAGTTTTGGTTTTATTATGATATTTTGTTTAGTACTCTATCCATTATTGTTTGTGGTCTGTTTTGACCATATAAATGAACATTGTTTTTTTCTACGTTGGACTCAGGAGAATGAGCAATAGGCTCTACTTCTGGTTCCTGTGAAGATAATTCCACTTCACTTTCTTCTGATACTTCTTCAGAACTCAATTCTTCTGGAACTTCAGGAGACTTTTCGTCACTCATTGATTCCATTAATTGGTCGTACATTGCTTTTACTTCAGCAATAGCTTTAGAAAGTTCTTCTTTAGTAGCATATAAATTTTCTTCTTCAATCTCCTCTACAGGAATCTCATCAGAAACTTCATCTTTTACTTCTTCGATAACTTCTTCAGCTAATTGTACATCTTCTTTTACTTCTATCTCTTTGACTTCTTCAGTCTCAGATAGTAAGATTTTCTTAAATTTGTCTACGATGTCGGTAGCTTTCATATATTATTGATTTAAATTAACAGTATAACTTGATAACCTCAAGCTTTTATTTTTGTTGTATTTTTAGTTAGCTGCTGTACAAGCATCACAATCATCATACAGTGTAGCTGATTCTATATGGTGTTCTCCACTAGCAGAAACATTGAGTACAGTATAACAATTACTATGACCTGAGTTTTCAAACTCTAAGTAATAAATATTACCTACAACTAATTGTGTATCGTGTAAATGTATTTCTTTGTGCATTGAATGACCACATCTTTGCACCCTATAATAATACTCATCTCCAACAGTAGCTTCTCCACTTATATTGCCTATGCCTTGAGCTTGTAAAGAACCATCACAACATTTCGTTGAATATGTTCCATCTTTACATAAACATCCTCTTCTTGATGAACGAGGACTTGTTCTACTTGGTGTTTTTTTATATCTTCTTCTCATCTCACTTTTTCTTAACGCAATTAGGTCTTTTTTTACCATCTATAATTTGATAACCTTTTTGCTCATAGCCATCCCAACAAGGACTCTTAGTAGTTGCTCCAGCTTCTACCGAATGTGATTCACAAGGCATATACCACATCTTTCCTTCATACTCATGTTCGTGTATTAATTCACATCCTATATCTTTAGCCATCTCTAATGCTTTCTCTTCAGAAGAGTATGCTAATCTATCATCTATAATAGCATAATCATCATTTATTATTTCAGAGTATAATGCAGTAACTGAATTATTTACTTTCTTATCTATCCTTTTAAGTTTAGATATAGCCCAGTTAACACCAGCACTACCACCCCAAGCATCCCACATTATTCCTCCACATCCTTCAGAGTATGGTACATCTTTGTTTTGTTGATGTCTTTTAAAACTAGCCATTCTAGCAATCGTGGACCTTGTTATTTTTTGTTTATTAGCTAATTGTGAAGCTCTTCTCCATCCTACGGAAGTTCCACAAGAACTACCATTTTCTTTTTTATACTTTAAAGCTCTCTTTGCATTGTTTACTGCACCTTGTGGATAATCGTTATATGATTCTAACTCTACTTCTTGTGAATCTAAGAATGCTTCTTCCATTTCATATAATTTAGATAAAGCTTCCATTTCATCAAAGTCTTCTTCTACACTTTCTTTTGGTCTTTCATCTAACTTATCAGCAAAGAAACCTTCTATAGAGAACCCTTTTACTTTACCTTCTTTTACAAAGTTGTTCCATACTTCATCATTATTTACTTTTACAGATACCATCCAAGTTCCTATAGGTAAATCAAAACCATATTTTCTTGACTTGTCTTTCTTTTTATCTTCTATAATCCAAGATTCTACAACAGATAACCCATTGAGTTTAACGTCGTGTTCTAAAGTTGAATTGTTTTGTTTGCCTCTTGATAAGAATAATTCAGATGCTTTCCTAACAGTATCCTCACTAAAGAATATATTATACTCATCTTCTCCATTAGTTCTGTATATTTTTTTATTAGGTATAAGAGCAGCACCCATTAGGATTCTTTTCTCTTTATCTACTTCAGCAAGTTTTACTTGTTGTTTCTTTAACGCAATAAAGTCTTCTTCTATTGCTGGATTCTCGACAACGCTTATGGCTTCTATTCCACTAAATTCGTTCTCTTCATCAATATATAGTTCTATTGTTTTCATAATATGATAACTTTTATTTTTGTATTTTGTTTTATTTATCCTATTGTAGCTGTTGAGTCTATTTTTCTATCTAGTTCTTGTGCTGAACTAACATCAGAACTTAACACATAAGCTTTTATTGGTTCACCAAACCTAGCACCAACCACACCAGCTAATTGACTACCTGCACCTTGACCTACTACATTGAAGTCTGGAGCTGATACAGAAATAGAACCTACTCCACCTCCACCAGCAGCTTCTACAGGAAGTTTAGTAGACATAATTTCTTGTACCTGCTTCATACCAAACGCACCAACTGCAACTGCCTGTGCAATATTCCAAGGACCATAAGGCTTGGCTCCTAATGCAGCAGTAATAGCTTCTTTAGTATTCATTATAGCCATAGCAACTGCAACTGCTTTACCTACAGCAGAACCTTCTCCAGCAATACCAATTATAGCTTGACCTACTTGATTAGCTATCGCAAGTTTTGTTTTTTCTTCTTTCTCTTTAAATTTGGTCTGTTGTCTTTCGTATCCATTAACTTCATTAGTTTTCTCTTCTTCTAAATCAACATAACTCTGCTTAGCTAGTTTTCTTGCAGCTATTTCTTCATCTATTTTATCAAGTTTATTTTTATGTTCTTCATCGTTTAACAATCTTTCAGATGCTATTCTGTCTAGTTCATTTGTTGCCATTATAGCATTAAAAGACAATAAAGCCTCTGCTTCTGCATCCATAAAATCTGCTTGAGCTAGTCTAGCTTTTTGTAAATCATTTATCTGTAGTAAATTTATCCTAGTGCTTGTTTCTTTAGATTTTTGTATTATAAACCTAGACAAAGAATCTCTTGATTCTGCTATAGATTTATCTGCCTTAACTTGAGCTTTTGCCCTTAGCTTAGGGTCTTCTATCGCATCTACCCTGTCCTGTTCTCGATTAGCATATTCCTCAAACTTAATACCTGCTAAATCAATTTGATATTGTGATTCAGCTCTTAATTGTTGTTCTTTACCATGTATAGTTTGTTTTGTTACATTCTGTTCTGACTTTAATATATCATCATCAAACAGTAGCTTTTTAGATACAAATCCTTTTCTTTTTTTAGCACTCTTTTCTTCTTCTCCAGTAATACTTTTTATTGCATCTTCATTTAACTTAATAGCTTTAGTATAAGAATCATATTCTTCTTTAGTTAAAGCAGTAGCATCTCTTTGGTTTTTTAATAATGATATTTGTTCTTCATAAAAAGAAACAGACCTAGGAGCATTAGCAATTCTTCTTGTTTCAAGATTATTTAATGACTCTCTAACTGCTAAAAAGTCCTCTTCAATTACGTTCCTTTCTTCATTAAGCCCATTTAATTTTTCTTGTTGTCTTATTATATCAATTTGTATATCACTTAAATTAACTTTACCTTGATAAGACTGTTCTAATATAGGGTCATCTAAAAGATATTGTTCTTCTCTTTGTAATCTTATTATTTCTTTTTGTATTTTTATTCTTTCATTATCTACCTCTCTAACTTCATCTTGCAATATTTTGTTTAATAAATCTGCTTCTGTTTTTAATTTAGCAATCTCATAATATTCATTTGCTCTTCTTATCAATTCTTCTTCACTTGCATTTCTATCATTTAATAATAAATTTAATTCTTCATTTAAAGTAGCCATCTCTCTCAATAAATCATTCCTTTTTTCATCTGAAGTGTTAGAATCATTAATTCTTTTTATATAAACTTCTAGCTCTCTGTTTTGGCTTCTAAGTTTAGTTTCAAAATATTCAACTGCTTTACTAGCTTCTTTTTGCTTCATTGCAAATCTTTCTATAAGAGCAACTATGATTTGAAATATAACAATAATTCCTAAAGGTCCTTTAAAGGCTTTCATTAACGAATCCCAAGCATTTTTAGTACTTCCTGTAGTAGCAATTAGTGTAACTAACAATGTAGACAACTGAGATATGTTGTTAGCCATCGCAGTAATACCATAGTTGGAATCAGATATAGTTCTACCAATTTCAACAACAGCAGCACCTGCTAATCCAGATTTATCTACTAATTTACCTAGTTCTTTGTTTTGTTTTTGTACCTCTTTATTTAAGCTTTTTAATGCAGTTTCCTGTTTAACAAAGCCCTGAGTTAACCCATCTACTTCAAATTTTCCGTTAGACGTATCTACTCTTATAGTAAATGTTTTTATGATGTTTTCAGCCATTGTTGTATGTGTTTCGTTTTATACTTTTTTTTATTTCATTCCAAGTCTCTGGAGACTTATACTTTCCTTTTGCTATATCTATATCTTCATCATATATATACCAATCAGAAGAATTTAGTAAGTCTATTATGTTTTTTATCATGATGGTAATTCGTTATCTACTACGTTTAATAATTCTATTTCACTTAACTCAGTCTTTAAATTTGTCTTTATTGAGTTTATTATAAATACTCTGTTATTAATAATGAATCTGTCGTTTAACTTCATATTAAGAAGAACTTCTGTAGTTAAGTATGCTTTTACTTTATACATTCTTCTTTTAATGTCAAATATGTCATCTATATATTCCTTATAAAACTTCTTAAATAAAGAGTTTGTACTACCCTCATAGTCTTTTAAATTCCATTCATCTACTTCATTATCAAAGTTAATTGTATGAGCTGGGGCAGTAGAGGAAGTTCCATCTTCATTTGTATTAGAAGGTCTAAAGTATTGTACTAAGGAAGACGAACCAGAACTAATCCAGTTTATACATTTTGCAGTAGATAATCCTGTTTCTTGTATTCCATAAAACACTAGAGGTTTAGTTAACACAGGTTCATAATTACCTTGTGTATAATCTTCAAGTATCATATAGCTATCTCCTGAAGAAAACACATTATCAGAAACGGATAAGGTGTCTGCACTATCTATAGCAGTAATTAATGCAGATTTATTATTTGTTAAATTTCTTATTATATTTCCTACTGATAAGTTTTTCTTAGTAAAGTCTTCTACATTGGTATCTTTTAACTTGTTAGATAAAGTATTGGTTGCAGCTCCTTGAACTTTAATAACATAATCTCCACTAAATTCTCCATTAGCAGAATATCCCCAAAGTATATCTGTCAAGTAAGTGTCATTTGTTCCAGTGTGATAAGGACTACTGCTAGACTTATTATCGTCAAACAACCTTTCAAACTTCATGTGTTCAAATAGTGTCTCTACAGAATATATTTCTGCCTTATCTATACTAGCTCTAACTCTTTCATCTCCGAATACATCATTAAATTGTTCTTTGTGATTTATAGCCAATAATGTGCTAGGCTCTTGATATTTAAAATCAACTCCACTATAATTAACAGGAGCATCTACATTAGTATTTGATATATCTATCATGCTACTAATATCATAACTTCCAGAAGAAGGGTTGTTTATTGCGTCAGCGTAATAATTATCTAGAGTGTCTACATATATTTTGCCAAAGTCTGAATCATTAACATCATCAATATAATAAGCAGTTAGATTAAACATTTTAAATATACCAGTTAGAAAATCTATATTTTTCATTTCTGGCACGTTATCTGTAATTATTATTTCTTCCGTTGTTGATATTCCATTAGCTTCATAATCTGCTGTTGTCACTTGTTCAGGAACAGTAAATAAAACTTCTTCAATAGACAAATCTGCATCAAAAGATATGGCTTCAGTGGATTCTAATATAAATCTTAACTGATGACTGCCTGTGTTTAAGAATGCTTCAAATATACTGGTATTTCCCTGTAAGTTATCTTCCTCTATTAAAGTAACATCATTTTCTATATCTACTAATTTTAAAGTATATGTTCCAGTGTCTGTGGTTGTTATATCTAATTCAACAGTAAATGAGTTTGTATTCTTAACAACAGAAAATGTAATTAAGTTTCCTGATACGTTAAATGGATTACTTCCTGTTCCTGTATAAGTCCAGTCTCCTATAAGTCTTGTCTTTAACACATCATCATCTCCTCCTATTTTTCCTTTGTTCCTGCTTAACCATAAATATAAATTAGAAAATGGAGTAGTACCAAAGAAATCTCTAGTAAATGTTATGTTATATCTATCTTCTATTGCTTCTATTATGTTTAAGCATTTGACAGCAGGTTTTACGTCTAACCAAGATACTCCTTGATTATCAGAAGGATTAGTAGAATCGTGATATAAGTTGCCACTAAACTGAGGTATTCTATTAGCAGAATCATAATAGAATCTTTTAGTATGAGATATTAAAGGGTATATTATAGACTGAGAAAATAATCCATTTCTAACAGCAAGTCTTACGTTTGTTGAGTTATAGGGATGATTATAATTGTTATCTAAATAAACTAATACATCTAACTTATCATCTCCCATCAGTGTTCCTAGCTCTACTGTATTGCCATAGAATATTACACTATAAGAATATGGTTTGTTATCTTTAAGATTAACAGATTCTAGTTGTATTTTTCCTCTTTTATATGGGGAGTAATTTATTTCTAATAAGG